TAGAAGGACTTGAGATTGAAGATTTTACTGATTTGGATCTCTCAACAATTAGGATATATCCAGTTGACATACAAAATCCTGTAGGTACTGAAACGCAATCTGCCGTGCAGCATACCGAACCGACATTGGTTGATGGCAATTGGGTTTTAGGATTTGATTTAGTATACCATTCTAATGAGGAATTAATTCAAAGCGCAAGTATTAAAAGGTGGAGACTATTATCTGAAACCGATTGGATGGCATGCTCGGATGTAACCATGAGCGATAATTGGAAAACCTATCGACAAGCACTACGTGATATTACTGAACAGGATGGATATCCTCAAATTATCAATTGGCCAACAAAACCTATTTGACAAGTTCCTACTTCTATGATATTATACAATAGAATCAGATAAAGGATATATTATGTTTAACCATGTTGACCACGGTGTTGTTTTACCTAAAATTACACGAGGTGCAGTAAACGGTCACCGCAAGTACTACACACCTGAAGGTAATGCTTACCCATCAATCACAACAGTTTTATCCATACTTTCAAAAGAAGGAATTATGGAATGGCGTAAACGTGTTGGTGAAGAGGAAGCAAATAAGATTTCTCGTCAAGCAGCAACTCGTGGTACAGCAGTACACAAACTTGCTGAAGATTACCTTAACAATGATCCAAATTGGCAAGGTAAACAAATGCCCGCTAATTTAAATTCATTTAATGATTTGAGAAAGATTATCGACGGTCGTTTAGATAACGTGTGGATGCAAGAAGAGTTTCTTTATAGTGATAAACTTAAGACTGCAGGTCAGGTTGATTGTATTGCCGAATATGATGGTGAACTATCAGTAATTGATTTTAAAACAAGTCGTAAACCAAAAAAGGCAGAATGGATTGAAGGTTACTTTATTCAAGCATCATTTTATGCCGCGGCATTCCTTGAAAGAACAGGTATACCAATCAAACAAGCAGTAATCCTTATTACAGTTGATGGCCATGAGGCACAAGTATTTAAGATCAGAACATTTGATTATCTTGAACACTTCCTTGCAGTCCGTAAAAAATATGCTGAAATAAATGAATAATTTGAAATTAAATCAAATTAACCATTGACATTTGGAATAGAATCAGTTATATTAGAATCATCAAATAAAGGAAAACTACTATGACAAAATTCGACAAAACAAAATTTAGCTTTCACGGCGGTTACTTGACATACACAGGCGATTATGAAGGTCGTCCTGTCTATAAAGAAGGTAAAAATGTTCATCCTTCAAATGTAGGTCGTGGCATTGATTTGTTTATTGCTCGTTTCAAGTACAGTGGTACACCAATCACAAAAGCAAAATTTCTTAAAGAACTGATTAGAAATTTTACTGTTGAAGAATATGTTACAGCTCGTAACGGTCACGAAGTTTCGCCGTTAAGAATTCTTGATAACAAAAACCCAGGTTGGTCCGATAAGATTGTAGTAGCTTGGCGTGAAAAGCGAGGTATGAAAACTCTATGAATATATTTGTCCTTGATGAAAACCCCAAAATCGCGGCACAGATGGTCTGTGATAAGCATTGCTCGAAGATGATTATTGAGTCAGGGCAAATGCTTTCTACGGCCCATAGAATGCTTGACGGCTATATAGAACCGCGACCTTCTAAATCAGGAAAACGTATCGTAAAATATTACGTTCATCCTGACACTGAAATGGAGAATGTTCTATACAAAGCGGTACATCATTATCATCCTTGCACCATTTGGTCGACGTTATCAAAAGCTAATTATATATGGCATTATGAGCACTTTCTAGGGCTCATAGAAGAATTCTCAGTGCGGTACAAAAAGTATCATATGACTGCGAGTAAGCTTAAAGATATCCTTGCTAGTCCTCCGCAGAATATACCGGATATTGGTATAACAGAATTTCCGCAAGCAATGAATAATTTTCCTTTATGTAAGGTTGAAGGTAATCCTGTTAGTGCATATCGTAAGTATTATAGTATGACTAAACATTTTGCAAAATGGGAAAAAGGTCGTGAAGCGCCATCGTGGTGGCAAGGATTTATAGGATACCCAGCGTGAGATATATTCTGTTAGATCAAGATGCTGGTATTTTTTTAGGTACACACCGTGTTCCTTTAGGTAACAATGAGTACGAAGGTTTTGTTATATTTTCATTAAACAATCCGTTTGGAATAACAAAGGCATATTCGTTTGATAATATAAAAGATGCTGAACTCTATATGCGGGCTTTTTTAATTAACGAATTTCCCGATATCCGTGTACTTGAAATTGAATGTCAAAACAAATACGTTGATGTTGTTGACCTACTCAAAAACGGTCTTGATGAGTTTACCTTTGATATGATTGATAATATTCCAATGATAAATGATACAGTTCATTAATTTCTTTTTAAATCAAATTAACTATTGACATTTGGTTTAGAATCAGTTATATTATTAATATAACAAATGAAAAGGAATCAGTTATGACAACTCAAACTCAAAAATTTTGGAAAGAAACACCACTTGCAAACGTAGCTTCATTAGTCGCAACTTTTCGTGGTTACGCTGCCCAGGAGGCTGATCTTGCTGATCTGTATAATTCAGACGCAGATGATTTTCATAAAGCAATTGTTCTTTTTCGTCAGTCGGACTCTGAAGGTCTTTCACAATACGTTTCAGAAATGGATACTTCTGCTCGTGAAGACTTGGTTGAAGCTTTTTGGTTTGACTGTGGTAACGATTTCGTTGAAAATGTTCTTGGTTTTTCAATGAGTAAATCTTGGATTAAAGAGAATACTCAGCAAGCTGCATAATAACTATTGACAAATGCTTTAGAATCAGATATATTAAATATATCGTAACAAACAAACTTAGGAAAAATATCATGGCACACGAACTTGAAATGGTAAACGGCGAAGCACAAATGGCATATCGCAAAAGTCAAGGATTACCTTGGCACGGTCTAGGCACACCAGTTGATGATAATATGTCACCACAGGAAATGATGCAAGCCGCAGGACTTGATTGGTCAGTTGAAGAAGTAGAATGTTTTGCCCCTTGGAAAGGTGAGAATATTGCCACAGGAACAAAGGCACTTATCCGTTCAACTGATGGTAAAGTACTAACGCAAGTCGGTAAGAATTGGAACCCAGTTCAGAATTCCGACGCATTTGATTTCTTTACTGAATTTGTATCAAACGGTGATATGCAGATGGATACTGCAGGATCACTTAAAGATGGCCAACTTGTATGGGCAATGGCAGACGTGAATGACGGTTTCTCATTGTTTAACGGTGATGAGGTAAACGGTTACTTGTTGTTTTCAAACCCACATATGTATGGTAAAGCAATTGATATTAAATTCGTAATGGAACGTGTTGTATGTAACAATACATTGGCAGTGGCGTTAAATGAAAAAGGTCAGCCATCCGTTCGCATGAACCACCGTTCAGTTTTTGATCCTGTAAAGGTTAAAGAAATTCTTGGTCTTGGTCATAACAAGGTTCAGCAATTCAAAGAAGCAGCAAACTTCTTAGGTACTCGTCGCTATACTGATGAGAAGCTTACAGAATTCTTTGGTGTTGTATTTGGCAAATCAACAAAGGAAAAAGAAATCCTTGCACGTACAGCAAAAGAAGCAATGGCATTGGTTGAAGATCAACCAGGTGCAGATTTTGCGCCAGGCACATGGTGGAATGCTTACAATGCCGTTACTTATATGACTGACCACAAACTAGGTCGTTCTACCGACTCACGCATGGCATCAGCATGGTTTGGTGGCAATGCAAAACGTAAAGTTGACGCACTTGATACAGCATTGGAAATGGCAAATGCTTGATATTAAATCAGTTATAATTTGGGGAGTAGCTTGCGGGCTACTCCTTATTCTCGCTGATCCATTAATGATTATCCGACCACTATAGGAGCACTAAATGAATTACTCATTATTATTTTCAGTTTGCCATCTTGTAAGTATTTCAATGTATTCTTATTTGCAAGATGAACGTTATTTAATTATCGCAGGCGCAATGCTTGTTTGGTCACTTTTTAATTTTATCAAAGTTGGTGCGTTAGTTCTATCACCACAATTTGAAATATCTCTCGATTTGAATGAAGATATTCCTTTATCTTATAAGTATTTGCTAATCTGTGCATCAGCATTATCAGCATACGCAATATGGTCTATAGGCTATAGTTTTTTCGCAGGGTTTTCTGCCGTTTATATTATAACTGTATTTGTATCTTTAACTATCCAACTATTTGATATTGATATGACAACTACAGATGAGGATGAAGAATGAAGATTTTAATATTTGGCTTGCCGGGTTCAGGTAAAACCTGGCTTGCCGAACGACTACAAAAGCGTTTGAATTGCGCTTGGTTCAATGCCGATAAAATCCGTGAAATGGCAAACGACTGGGAATTCAGTGAAGCTGCTCGTTTACGCCAAGCTTATCGCATGAAAGGTATTGCTGATTACGAAAAAGAAATGAGACGAATGGTTATCTGTGATTTCGTTTGTCCACTTGAAGAAACAAGAGCAATCTTTGATGCCGATTATACCGTATGGATGGATACTATCCAAGAAGGTCGATTTGGTGATACTAATAAAATGTTTCAAAAACCTTCAGAGGTTAATTACCATGTAGAAAAATGGTTTGATAACACAGATGAAGGTTTAGCAGATGCTATTGAAAGACATATAAGGATTAATAATGTTTGATTACAAGAAACCAACAGTACAGATGCTAGGTCGATGGCAACCTTGGCATGATGGTCACACCGAACTATTTAAACGTGCTCATTCAATCACAGGTCAAGTTGTTATTATGGTCCGTGACGTATTTAACTTTGACGGTGATGCAGGTGCAGGTCGTACCGCAACACAAGATGATAATCCTTTTGGTATTATTGACGTTATTAATAATATTGAAGCAGGTCTTAGACTACACGGATTTGAAAATGGTTATGAGTATTTGATTTTAGAAGTACCTAACATTGTTGATATTAGTTACGGTCGTGGTGTTGGATATACATTTACCGAACACGATTTGGGTAAAGATATCCATGACATATCAGCAACAAAAATTCGTCAACAAATGCGAAAAGAAGGAAAACTCTAATGGAAGCCCCAGTTTTTGAAAAGGGATACCCAAGCTATGACGCGGTCAACCGTGATAGAATGGGTGATATGAAATTTACAACAGCAGGAGATATTATGGCAGCACAAGACACATATCAAGTAACAGCAGATGAAATTCGTTCTTTTATTGAACGGTTTGAGCGTCTGCAAACAGAAAAGCAAGACATTCAAGATGCTCAAAAAGAAGTGATGGTTGAGGCAAAAGGACGAGGTTATGATACTAAGGTTCTACGTAAAGTCATTGCAATTCGTAAACGTAACCGTGACGATGTAGATAATGAGAATGCTGTAACTCAAATGTATATGGAAGCATTGGGAATGTAATTTACAAGTTACAATCTGGCATTAAAAAAGGAGGGGAAAATCCCCTCCTTAGTAGTATCGTTAACCGATATCTTATTATTATTGTTCTTAGAACAAGTTAGATACCAATACACGGCGGTAGTACAAGTTGGTGTTTGCTGTAAGAGCACCAAGACCTTGTGAGTCGTGGTCACCTTCAGCATATGGGTTAGCAACCATACCGTAGCGAGTCTTAAACCCGATTTTTGGTTGGAAGCTGTTTTCACCAACGGCACGAACCATTTGCAACGGTACGTATGGGCAATAGAACAAGCCAGCATCAAATGCACTTGAACCTTTATAACCGACAACCAAATAGTTGCTGCCTGCATATGGGTCAATATACACTCTGTAACGACCGTTAAGAACACCGGCGAATGTGTTGCCTGTATCATCAACTGCCAAGTTGTTACCGTTAAGTGCTGGTGTGTAGTCGAGTACACCGGCCATTTGCAATGCTGATGCAACATCAGAAGAACAGATAACCATGTTACCTTTACCACGACGTGTACCTTTTGCGATTGCGTTTGCTTCTTGTTCAATTTGGAACATCAAGCCCTTGAACTTCTCAACAGACCAA